GGTCGCAGACGAGCAAGACAACAAGTTTTTATATAATGCTCGGCTATACAATTGACCGCCGCCCTCGCCCCATTCTGTGGGTTTTTCCGAACGATAACCTTTGCCGATCTTTTGCCTCTGATCGCTGGCTGCCTTTTTGCCGTGAATCAAAAGTGATCGAAAAACATTTGCCGCGCTTCACTGATGGTTCCATCAATATCGAAAAATTTACTTTAAAAAAGCAGGAGTTTAAAAGCTGCACAATGAACTTGGTTGGGGCTGGGTCGGCTGCCAACATTCGCTCTTACCCTGTCTCGATTCTTGTTCTCGATGAAATCGACGTAATCCCAGAGCAGACGCGCAGAGAATGCCTTGACCGAATTAAAGGGCGGGCCGATTATAAAATTTTCCAATCATCAACACCCATCGAGGAATTCGGCGGCATCTGGCAAGTTTTCAACGAGGGCGACAGGCGGCGTTTTTATATGCCGTGCCCGCATTGTAAAAAGGAAATAATTTTTCGGCTCAAGAATGATGCTGGCGAGCTCAATTTAAAATGGTCAGACAAGGCAGAGCTTGAGGGCGATTGGGATTTGCCCAAGGTTCTTAAAACGGCTTTTTATCAATGCGAGTTTTGCGGCAAAAAAATAAACGACTCGCACAAATTTAAAATGCTTAAAAAAGGCAAGTGGATCGCGACAAGCTCAACCTCAGAGGAGGGCTCTCGCACTTACCATCTGAACAGCTTTTATTCTCCCATTATTACTTTCGGCAGGATGGCGGTCGAGCACTTGAAAGCCACGCGCTCAGTTCCCGCAATGCGGGCTTTTGTCAACGGCTGGCTGGCGGAGCCTTACAAGGTAGACGCGGGAGAGGTTGACCCCTCCGCTTTTCAGTCACTCGAAAAGGAGGGCATTGAGCGCGGGGATATTGTCGGAAAATATCGAATCATTTCCGCAGATGTTCAGCGCGATTATTTTGTTTGGATCGTTCGCGGGTTCGACAGGGACGGCACAAGCTACTTGATCGACAATGGGACGGTTCCCGCTTTTGACGATTTAAAAAACATCGTTGCGCGGTATGAGGTCAATTATGGGGTGGTTGATACTGGCTACCGAACGCAGGAGATATATGAGCAAATTTTCCCCGAGCGTCATTTCTGGTTCGGCGCGAAAGGCTGGGCAAAAATGCCGTTGCCTTTTCGCATGACAAAAATTGACCCTTACGCAGTTTTCCAAAAACAATCACGGCGCGGCGGGGCTCGCATAAATCTTTTCCATGTCAACAAAGACATTTGGCAACAAGAACTTTTAAAGAAAAGAAACGGCTCGGCGCACAATTGGTTTTTATATGAGGGCATTGATCGCGAATACGTTCGCCAAATGGTGACAACAAATCTTGTCGAAAAGATAAACCGCAAAGGGGCAAAAACTCGCGAATGGGTGAGCGGTCGAGATGATCATTATTGGGATTGCGAGGCCAACGCCCTTGCCCTTGCTGCGGCTTTCGGGATTGGCGCGGCAAAGGTTGAGGCAAAGGAGCTCCCAAAAAATAAGGCTCCGCAAGCAGAGCCTCAAACGATTTGGTGAGTGTTTAATTTTTAATGCCGTGCCTCGCGAAAATTGCGGCTGCCTCGTCGGAGCGTTGTTTCCTGCTCCTTATCTCCTTTGCCTTTCTCAACGCCTCCTCGATAATATAAAGACCCTGTATGTCAGCCTCGCCGCTTAACGCTTCGGCAAGGTTGTTTGCTGTTTCGCCGATGGTTTCTCCCCTGTAGGCTATTGGGAGATGATGGGTTTTTGTCGTTTCGGTTGATGTCATTTTAGTTTTCTCCGTTTTTAGTTTTTTTCGGTTATGTTAAAAGAGGGTTTTGCGGTTTCCAGAAAAGCAATCTTTGCTTTTGCTTTTGCAACAACTGCGGGCTTTGCGCGGCAAGAGTAGTTGTCGAGCCAAGATTTTGCACAGCGGAGACTTCCCGCAATGCTCATTGCCGATTCGTGTAATCCAAGTTGTGCTGCCATTTTTTTTGCATCATCGAGCGAGTGGGCAAGGATTGAAAATTTTGGGCTTAGGTTAACCCCGATAAAAGTTCCGCTTTCCTCGGCGGTTGCGGTTCCTTGCTTTTTTCCAAAAGACTCAATCTGAATTTTGCGAATCTGAACCGTAACCTTTTCGGTCTGGTCATCTGTTTCCCAATGCCTAACCTCAAAGGCTGTTGACCCCTTTTTGAATTTGGAATTGTCAGACATAAGGTTTGCAAGGCCGTCGGCCTTTTGAAGTTTTGTCTCGTTCGTTGTTGTCATGGTTAGAAGTTAGTGCAAAGCGGCTGTGCTGTCAACAGAAAAAATGATTTATTTTTCTTTTTTTTTCGCCATCAATTTTCTGGCTTATTTGCCCGCAAGGCAGTATTTTAACCAACTATGGCGGGCGGCGGTTTTCGCATGGACACGGGGCCATTCATGGCCTACCTCAAGAACCTTTCTACAAAGGCGAACTCTCCGCTTGGCGATACCATCGAGGTTGAGGTTGTCAAGGTGCTGCAAAGCGCAGCCAAGAAAACGGGCCGCACCACAATTGACAGAGCGGGGGGCAAGTTCAATCCGCAATCAAAATTTTTCAAAGGCTGGGTGAGGATGAACGGAAAATTTTATTATGTCGGGAAGACTCAAGGCGGCAAAAAGGGCTTTCGCTATTCTCCGTCAATGTGGGCTCGCTTGCTGAAGCGATTAGCTGCCTTGCGTAAACGCGCAGAAACAAGAGTTGCACTCAGCAAGGCCGCATATTATGGAGTAGGCGCATTTTTAAAGTTGCGCCGCTTTTCCACGGGGTGGGGCCGCGACGAGGGAAAACTAAAAGAGGCGTATTCCAAAAGCGGCGGCCTCGGGGTGGCGGCCAGCCGCGGCCCGAAATGGTCAAAAACTTATACCGGGAAAAAAAATCTGCGGGGCAATCACCCTTCCATTAGTTTTACTATAAGTTCAACGAATACGTTCAACCCTTTCACCAAGGGCGCGGGCGCAGTCCAAAAAGCAATGAACGGACGCATGAGGTATTACGAGGAGGCCGTTGGCAGTCGCTGGCATTCAGTTGCCAAAGCGATTGCGGCGGCGTATCCTCATTTAAAGATTGGCCCTTTAAAATAAAAAAATATTATGGCAGCAAACTACTCAGTTGCAGATTTAACAACGGCCCGAGATAATTTGATTACGGCTTACACTACAATTTCAACGTCGCCCACAAAGCAGTACACACTGGGCGACAGGCTTTTTACTTACGAAACGCGCCACGAGCTTTGGGAGGAGATTGAGAGGTTGACGCGGCTCATACTTTTGAGGACAACGGGCAACTCGGCAAATGCTCGCGGCTATAATCGCATGGATTTTAAAAGTTGGAATTGATTATGAAAGTAAAAGTAAACGGAAAGGCAGGATTTTTTAAGCGAGCCAAGGCGGCGGCGCAGATGTTGTTTGGTTATGATGCGGTGAAGCAAACGCGGAACAGAAAAAACCGCGGGCTGACTCCGTTGCGCGAGGAGGAAATTGAGCTCAACAGCCACGACCGCGACAAACTGATTTCGACATTGATGAATTTCAAGCGAAACAATCCCGTCGTCAAAGCAATTTCACGGCTCCGAAAAACTGACATTGTGGGCGCGGGGATTAATCCGCAGCCGCAAACAAACGATCAAGATTTTAACGCAACAGCAACGGCCCTTTGGAGGGAGTGGGCAAAATATCCCGAGGTTACTAATTCGATGGACATGGCGACCGTTCAAAAGGAGATCATTGACAGCACTTTGTTTTATGGCGACATAGGCGTTTTATTGACCAGAAGCGGGCATCTTCAATTACTTGAGGGGAACAGGATTGGCAACGATTATTCCCGCTCCGTATGGACTGAGCAAAGCCCAGACAAAAACGGGGTCATCATAAACAAGCAAGGGCGTCCCGTTTCTTACAAGGTGGGCGAGCGCGTCAATGGGATGTTGCAAAATACTGTAAACATTCCAGCCCGCAACATGATTTTATTTTTTAAGAGGATCAGGCCGAGCCAATGGCGGGGGGTTCCCGAGCTGGCGTCTGCCGTCAATGCGTTGCAGGATTTGGACGAATACGAAACAATCGAAATGATTTCGGCAAAGGTTTCGGCGTCGCTCTCGGCGGTTGTTAAAAAGGAGGGCGCGGCGCAATTTGAGATTGTTGACCGCATGAACCCAAGCGAACAAGATACCGCCGGGAGGCTTCAGCGATTTGAGCCGGGAACTTTTCATTATCTGGAGCCGGGGGAATCAATCGAAACAATCAGCGCAGGAGGCCGCCCAAATGTGGATGGCATCGATTGGTGCATTTATAAGCTGCGCCAAGTCGGGGCGTCGGTCGGCGTTCCTGTTGAGATGATTCTTGCAACCATCGGAGAAAGTTCCTTCAGTGCCTCGCAAGGCTTGGTTCTGCAATATCAAGGAGCCGTTGAGGAGGATCAGCGGGCACTAACTCAGGTTCTTGACCGCATTTGGCAATGGAAAATTAAAAGGTGGATCGCTGATGGAAAGCTGCCAATGCCGAAAAACGAAAGCGAGATTTTTAACGTGCGCTGGCAGTTGCCCGCTTTTCGCTGGATTAACAGGGTCGCCCAAGTTGCGTCCGATGCTAAATATTTGCAAATGGGTGCGCTCACTCTTGACGATGTGGCAAGCCAGTTTGGAGAAACGGCAGAGGCGCAGCTGCGCCGCAAGGCTCAAAATATTTTAACAGCAAAGCAGCTTGCCGAGGAATTTAATCTTGACAGTTATCTCGAACTCATGAATTTTTACAACGTGAACACATCCGCGAATTACGCTGATATTTCCAGCGCAGCGGCAGCCGACCAAGAGGAGCAAGATTTATTATGAGAGAAAAAGTTTTAGCCTACTTGAAAAAGCCGAGCCCCAAGCTGCTTGCTGAACTTACCACAATGGAGCAAAAATGGGTCAAAGGGCAGCAGGACGGCGACACCCCGGCGACCGCGAAAAATAAAAAGCCTTGATGCGTAGCGCAGTTTTAGAGCTTCAAGCCAGCCTCAACGCAAAAGGACGCTCTCACGCGGCGTCTTTGATAAAAGCGGGAAAGGTTAGCCAATCGAAAGAATGGGACGGCCCAAGCGCGGGCGTTGAGAATTCCTATCTGGAGGCGCACTCGTTTGCCGACTACGGAAAATGGTTTCTTGGAGTTGACCCAGACGCTGACCCAGAAACTAAAGGCCATTACAAATATCCCTTCACCGATGATTTCAAAACGGTGAGCTTGAACGGCTTGCGGGCTATCAGAACGCGAGCCGCTCAAACGGGCGAAACTGAAATTTTCAATGCAGCGGGGCCGCTCTTTGACGGCGCAAAGAAAAAACTCGGCCTGAGTTCCCCGGTGAACCTTTTCGAAATGCGGGCACGGCTCGAAAACGTGCAGGAATTTCGCGGGGTTGACGTTGAGGCGGGAACCATGTCAGACGTTTCAATTTTAGAGGAGGGCGAGGCCAAGGGCCACGGCGTTTTGATTACGCGCAAAACTCTTGAAGGGGCCGCGCAAGCGTTACAAGGGAAATCCTTGCCCGCGTACATCACTCACACAAATGCGCAGGACGACCGCCTTAATACTGAGGTCGGGTTTTTCTCTGGCTTTTATCTTGATGGCGGCTGTGAACACGCGCCTTACAGCTCCGATTGGTGCGAGGATCGACGCAAGACAAAGATTGACCCCGAAAGCGATATTGCGCCCGAGGATCGCAAGCAAGCGAAAGAGGATGCGAGAGCGGAGCGAGCCGCCAAGATTCAACGCGCAAAAGAACGCGAGGAGGCGGGGTTAAAGCAGACGGGGCCGAAAAGAAAATATAAATTGAAGGCGCGGCAGTTTCAAGCTTTTAATTCTTTCCGAAATTATCAGCCAGAGGCGTTTTCCCGGCTTTTTGAAATGGCCGAAATATTGCCCGAAAATTTTGGGGTGTCTCTTGTTTTCGAGGCGCGGCTATTTTGGCAGATGAGCGACGACACCGAGCTAGAGTTTGATGGATGGGACGAAAGGCCCGAGGGCTCGCAATACGAATTGCCCACGGTTGAAGTTGTGCGGGTTATGTCTGCGGATTTCGTAGACAATCCAGCCGCCAACAGCAGCCTTTTTTCAGAAATAAAAACCACACAAAAAATAATGAAAACAGAGTTCACAACTGCGGCAAGCGAGGAGCTTGAGCGACAAAAAATAGAAGCGGGGGAAATGGAGCAAGCGCAAAAAGCGAAAGCGGATGCCTCAGAGCCCAAAAAGAAAAAGCGCAAAAAGCTTTCGATTCCTGTCGAGGTGCTAGAGGAGGACGCCGAATTTACCGAGCCAGCCGAGGAGGCTGTTGGGGCAACGGCTGACAACGCCGTTATTGCCGAGCTTGAGGGAAGGCTGAGTGAACGCGATCAACTGATTGCCAAAATGAGCGAGCAGCTTCAGAGCCATTCGGAGCAAATCGCAACGCTCAAGGAGTTGCTTGCTGGCGAGGAGCCAATTGCTGAAGATGCCGCCGACGAGGAAATTTCCGAGGAGCAAAACACAAAAGCTCTCAAGGAAAAGGCTGTAAAAGAGGTTTTGGAGCTCAATGAAACCATGACCAGATCAAGCGCGTTGCTTGAGGTTGGGAAAAAGCATCCAGAATATTTTAACAACTAAACCACAGGGAGAAATTAAAAAATGGGTTCAACAACATCACAAGCCAGTGGCCGCACGTTTCAAGCGACGGCTGCCGCAATAGACGCCTACAGCCTAGTGGCTCTTGATTCGTCAGGAACGATTAGTGTTGCGGGCGATAACGCCACCGATCATGTGATTGGGGCCGTCACTGAAGACGTAGCCGCCAGCGGTTATGGTAATGTTCAGCTAATCAATTCGGGCGGCACAATGGAGTGCCTTTGCGGCGGCGATACGATTGCCGTAGATGCCATCGTTTATACAAACGGCACCGGAAAAATCGGAACCGATAACACTAATGTTAAAATCGGCTATGCGCTTCAAGCCTCATCCGCTGATGGTGATGTGATCGAGGTTCTGATTCACAATCACGTTTTTGCTTAACCCATTAAACGGAGAAAATAAATTATGAGTATGTTCGCATCATCCGCCGCCTCATTTCAGCCAGTGATTTCAGAGGTGGTCAACGCGGTAGACCGGCAAGTGTATGCTGGGCCACAAATCTTACCGTTCCAACCTGTCAATATTCGGCAAGGCAAATATGTAAAAGTTGAGTCAGCGCAATATGACAACGACGCATCCAAGCCAAGGGCCGCGGGTTCAAACTTTGCTCAAGTGTCTGGTGAGTATACCTCTGCCACATTTTCTTGCCTAGAGTACGGTGTTGAAAATTCCTTGGACGACATCAACACCGCCGAGGCCGAGACAGATGCCCTTTTGGATATTGTTTCAGTTGCCGCGAATCAGCTTGCCGACGATCTAATGGTTGGGCACGAAATTCGCGTTGCCAGTGCCTTATCGGGATCGGGATTCAATTCTACCGCAGCAACCGCGGCCATGTCAGTAGTTGCCAGCGCGACACCTATTGCGGATATTGGCAACGCTGTGCTGCGGCTAAACGCTGACGGCATCACAAAAAATATTCAGCTAATTATAGAGGCATCTCTTTATCAAGAGATGACGCAAACCGATGACATGCGGAATCTCATCAACGGCAGCGGTGCGTTTTTCTGGTCACAGGATCAAGTTGCCCGCGTGCTTGGTGTTAATGGCATTGTGATTTGCAACAGCCGCTATAATTCTGCAATGAAAGGACAAACCGCCAGCCGCTCCGCAATATGGCCGACAACGAGTTTTTACGTTGCGTCCATTGCTGATGGCCCGCTGAGTAATGGCGGCATCGGTCGCACGATGTGTTACACCGAGCGCGGCGGCGATTTTGTTTCCGAAACTTATCGCACGGAACAACCGCCAGCCAATGTGATCCGCGTCCGCAATTCGTGCGACGAGATAATTATTAATGCGAACGCTGGTGAAATAATCTCAGGCGCATAAGGCTACCGTTTGGGGGGGAATAATCTTCCCTCACCCTAGAGCTTGGCTATTGCTTTAGAGGTGAGGGAAGTCTTTTAAGATGGCAAGCTACACAACCGCAATGCTTTCGGCGGATATGGATTTCGCCTTAAATGATTTCCAAGTAACGCTGACAGTTATTTCGCCCGCTTCAAGTGCTGATGTGGAATTCACCGCAACCAAGAGAGCTTTGCAAGACGCTTTTGCGGTTCAGGAAAACGGGCGGGAGGTGACGCTTGACACCCGCTTTTATCTTAACATCAATGGCGTTTCTACCTATCCGAAAAAGGGCTGGGTTGTGAGCGACGGCACAAACAGTTTTAAAGTCGAGTCAACTTTCATCGGTCACGGAAATGTGTCGTTGACGCTTGATTGTGTTTCTCGATATTCGCGGGGCAGATAATGGCCGCAAGCTCCTTGCATGACCTTCTGGATTTTGAGGTGCATTTTGAGGGTGCCGCCGCCACCTTTCTTAACACGGCGACGAGCATTGACGTTTTCACGACCGTAAACGCAACCGACCTTGTTGCCCCGCGGCTTGAGGTTCAGTTTGTGGCAGACCAATCCGACCCAGTGACATCACTGCGCGGGGGCGGCGCGTCACCGAATACAAAAGATTTTGTTGACCTCAATGCAACTTTTAATGTGCGTGTTGTTACAGACAACGCGGCAGGAGGCGCAAGCGATCACGCAACCTACAGATCAAAAGTCAGGGCCGAGCTTTTATATAGCGGGGCAAATTGGGGCAGTTCAAACTTGCCTTATTATGATTTAAAATGGCTTCAGCCGGGGGGCTGTTCTTACTTGACAGACGCCGACTTTAATATTAGTGAACTCTCTTGGAATGTTCGGTTTGCTATTCGGGACGACGCTTGGCCTAGCTGATAAAATACGCGCCGAAAGGCCGACTGTTTAATATAAAAAAACAAGGAAAACTAAAATATGGCAATCACCTCAGACGGAACCCAAAGTTTTGGAATCCAAGATTCTCCTGTCACCATCAACTCAATTACCTACGTTATGGAAAACGCGACTTTTACTTACGGGTCAAACCGCGTTGACATAAATGACAGCAATGGTGAGCCGCTAGGTTCGACTCTTGTGCCGAACAGGATTGAGGGATCGGCAACATTGCAATACTCAACTGATTCAGACGCAACGGCACCCAACCCGTCCATCGGGCATGAGATCGTGACGTCAACAACCAACGGGCGCAACAATGGGACTTATGTGATCACCGAAATCGGCGACGCGCAGAGTCAAGGCGACTACGCGAAATGCAGCGTTTCGTTTTATGAGAAAATAAATTAAGGCTCGGCAAATGAAAACCTCCGCGCAATTGTGGGAGGAGTACAAGCCGAAACTTGCGGCAGCTAAAAAGCTAGACCAAAAAGAGGCGTCTTTGGTTTTCCTCGTTCAACCCGTTAAGGTTGGGAGGTTCCAAGTAGCCCCTTTCTCGATTCGGCGGCTCCTCTTTTTGGATGCCGTCGAATCTCCTTTCATTGGGGGCTCGTCACCCATTGGCCGCGAGTCGGTTTTGCGAGCCCTCTGGGTGTTGAGCCCAAAATTCACGCCGTCAATTTTTTTGGGGCGGTTTTTTGCTTTTAAATATTTTTGGATTAAATGGGAATGGTACGCCGAGGAGCTGGCAGAATTAATTTCAGAAAGTATGGAGCTAATGAGTCAGGGGGCACGCTCTGACGATGCCGACGAAAATTCTGTTCTTTGGGTTTCCTCCATGGTGGATGTTTTTGCCTCTCAATACCATTGGCCTCTTGATCAGATTCTTGATGTTCCGTTGCTCGTCACCAGTTCCCTTGGCAGCGCAATGGGGCGGCGCATGGAGGCAAGCTCGGGAAAGGGCGCAAAAAATCCCCTCTTTAGCCGTCACGCCGACGCTTGCAAAAAGCAGTATTTAGCTGAGTCGAATAAAGCAGCAGAAAGGAGCCGAGCGCATGGCTAAGTTTTCAATAACGGGGCTGCTTGGCCTCGATACCTCGGGATCAGAAAAAAGCGTCGGGAAGCTTGGCTCTGCCCTCTCTAGTTTCGGAAAGGTTGGAGCGGCGGCTGTGGCCGCTGTCGCGGCGGCGTTGGGGGCGTTAATGGTCAAGTCGGCGCAGACATTCGTTGAGTTCGAAAAAGGGATGGCCGAAGTTTTTACGTTGATGCCGGGAATATCTAAAGAGGCGATGGGCAAAATGGAGGAGGATGTTTTGAAGCTGTCAAAAACGATGGGGATTTTGCCCGAGGAGGCGGTTCCCGCTCTCTATCAAGCCATTTCTGCGGGCTACCCTGCAGAGAATGTTTTTGAGTTCATGGAAGTTGCCTCAAAGGCGTCAATTGGCGGCGTGACTGATTTAGAGACAGCGGTGGACGGAATTACCTCGGTTATCAATGCGTATGGGCGGGAAAACGTCTCAGCAGCTCAAGCGGCTGATGATATGTTCACGGCGGTGAAGCTCGGCAAAACAAATTTTGAGCAATTATCTCAGAGCATTGCGGTCGTCACGCCCGTGGCAAAAGCTGCCGGGGTTTCTTTCAAGGATGTGATGGCATCAGTTGCCGCGTTGACGGCGACAGGGGTTCCAACCTCGGAGGCAATGACCCAAATTTCTTCCGCAATAGTTTCGATCAATACGCCGACAAAGAAAGCTGAAGGGTTGGCGAGGTCGCTCGGGGTCAATTTTGAAAAGCTCCAAAAGGATATGAAAAAGCCGGGAGGCATCCTAAATGTTTTCATGGAGTTGAAAGAAAAAACGGGGGGCAATGTTGGTCAAATGAAAACTTTACTGGGCAGAATGGAGGGAGCCAAGGCGGTTCTCTCAATGACAGCTGACGGAGGGAAAAAGCTGAGTGCAGCGATCAAGGAAATGGCCGATAATTCTGGCGCAGCCGGGGAGGCGTTTGAGACTATGGAAAACACTTTCGATTTCCAGATTAAAAAAATGGGATCACGGTGGGAGGCTTTCAAGATAATGGTTGGGAAAATGTTGGTGCCAATTCTCAAGGCCATTGGCCCAATCATCGACGAAATATTTACAATGATCGAGAAACTCCCGTGGGATGAGTTTAAGGAGGGAGTTGAGAGGGTTGCCGTTGCCATGAAAAAAGCATTTGAGGGAGAAGGCAAATCGGCGGTGAGCGATTTCCTAGACATTCTCTTTGACTTTCTGATGGTGCTGCTTGACATGGGGAAAGCAACGGCGATTTGGTATGCGGCACTTTCCAAGATGGGAGTTTTTAAGATTCTTAATACGGTTCTCAAATCTCTGGTCAAGTTGCTGTCAACAGTGGTTGACGGGTGGGCTCGGATCGGGGATGCACTGGCGGCCATCGGGCTAACCGCCGAGCGTTCAATTGAGCGAGTCGCTGCCGCTGAAGCTAAAGCCGCCGTTGCCAAGGCAAAGAGAGAGGGCCGAGCCAAGGAACTGACCAAAACAGAGGAGGAGCTGAAAAGGATTGCCAGCGGCGGGATAACCGCAACGGCCTTGGAGCGGATGGCTCAATTATTAAGCGACGAACGGAAGCGGATGAAAAAGCAATCGCCTCACTTGAAATTTGCTGGCGGTACCGATGTTTCAGCAAAAGAATTGATGGAGCTTTTCAGATCAAATCAGATGGGAGAATCGGGCGTAGGAAAAGCAATCTCAAGCACGCTTCAAGGGCTCCTCCAAAAGTCAGAGGAGGAAATTTCCACTTTCGGCAAGGAGGGCCGCGAACTTCTAATGAAAGGCGGCATCAATAGGGAGCAGCTTGAAAAGCTGATGAAAACGGGCGGCATAGATTCTTTCGAAAAATTTTATGTTGAGCTCGGCAAGGGGAATATTGATCTTTTCAAGCTCATGGAGAAAACTTTTGGCACTGATTTCGCCAACGAGGTTCAAGCGAAGCTCGGGCAATTGGGCAAGGGGTTGCCAGCGGAGCAAGCGGCCCAAGAGGCGGCAGCGCGAGCAGCAGCCGAGGCGGCGGCGGTGGCAGCGCACGCGAGCGGCCAGCGGAGCGACCTAGAAAAGAAATTTGCAAAGGGAGCCGAGGACGCCAAAAAAATGCACGAGGAGAATTTAAAAATTGGCGAACGGCAGATTGCAAAAATCAACGCAGGAAATCCATCGGAGCAAATGGCCCAGCTCGCTCAAGCAATGGGCAATTTTCAAATCCCTTTGCCCGTCGTCATAGTTGACGAGAGCCTCAAAAAAATGTCAGATTTTTGGGGAAAGACAAAGTTGACGGCGACAGTCTCGGAGAAAGATTCAAAGGAAGCGGGGGAGAGTTATAACAAAACAGTCAAGGACGACACGGGCAAGCCATTTATCAACATCAAGACGGGCAAGCCGTTAACGGGGCAAGAGCTGAAGGACGCCCAACAAAAAGCTCTCGACAATGCCAAGTCTCAAAAAGCGATTAAAAAGATGGCCGAAGAGGCGACCAAGAAAGGCAGCATTTTCACTCATGACGAAAAAACTCAGGGCGTCCTTGAGCAGCTTTTGAGCGTGATGAGCGCAGATGATTGGGAGTCGGTGAAGGCGGGGACAACGCTCACGGGGAGGAGCCTTGCAACCGAGAAGGAGATTCTTGAAGCCATCGAGTCGGGGAGGTTGTTTGAGAGTGAGCTTGGCTCTATCTCAAAAGAGCTTGAGGAGTTTTCCCGAACTGGCGGCATGGGCAAGGGCACAGGGGGCAATGTCTGGTCGCATCTCGCACAGTTACTTGGAGAGGAAAAGGCAATTGCCATTATGAAAAAAATGGCAGAGAAAGAAAAGCAACTTGCTGTTGATGCCAAGAGGCAGCGGGAGGAAACTAAAGTGGAGGTTTCGAAAGTAGAAAAGGCCGTCAAAAAATTAAGCGAGGCGGGCGGCATCGCACGACGCAGCGCGGGGGGAGGCTTGGACATGGACATTTTTAACAGCATGGATAAAAAGCTCGGCAGCATTGACAGGACGGTCAAAGGGTATTTCACAAATCAATAAATTATGGCAATCACGTTTGACGCACCTTCAGCGAATTGGGCAACGGAAAGCCGACTCTCTAGCGAGCCGCGAATTATTTACCCCATTCAGCAAAATAAAACGGCGATTTTTTACGAGCAAGATTTTGCAATCAATCAAGCTAATTTTGCCACGGGAACGCTTGACACCGCAATGGCATCAACGACCCTCACGGGCGGCATAGGGGCGAGCGACACGGTTCTACCCGTCGTCAGCACCGCAGGGTTTCCGAGTATCGGCAAGGTCAAGATTGATTCGGAGACGATCCCTTACACCGCAAAAACCTCGACGAGTTTTACAGGGGCAACCGTAACCGCAACCCATACCAGCTCAACCGCAGTAGATTCAATTGCCTATTTAGTAGAAGAAACAATGCCCAGAGCCTTGGGCGGTGAGATGGTGGAATGGACAAAAAAATTTGCAACGATTCCCGATTCTTGGTCAGATTACAATGAAGGCGTTTTTACGTTTCCCGGTTATTACAATGATGACGCGGTGGGAAATTTTCGCAGCCCTCAATCCCTGAACGCCACCATAAAATCCACGACAGCATATGCCTTGACCACTGACCCTTACACCGATCTTGATGTTGCAAATCAAATGTTTAGGGTCGTGAACGATGCTACCGACCTGACGGTTTTACAATACGTTGACGCGAGCTCAATTCCGACCTATACAACTTATACGGGCTATGTGAGCGGCGGAACCTTGATTTATGTGGCGCAATCAACCCTTGAAAGATTTGCGGGTAATATTTGGGGGCGCACCCAGTTCCAAACCAAAGCACAATAATGGGCTCATCTGGAAAAATTGCGATTGAAGATCGATCACACGGAAATAATCCGGCCACGGGGAACCTTGGCACAAAGATTGATTTTTC